TACTAATAGTGGTGCTTCAACTTATCCAGATGGAACGACAAACTCTGCAACTGGTGGTGCTAGTACGACAACCACTATTGCTTTGATTAACAATGTTGTTGAGCGTATCTGGAATTTAGGTGGAACCCCCGATACTATTTTGTGTAATAGTACGGTAAAGGGCACTATCAGTTCATCTACTGTTGGTGGTGCTGTGGTTGCTGCACCCAGAAAAGACATTGGTTCTAAAGATAGTATCACTGCCGTAAATGCTGTTGATGTTCTTGTTACGGACTTTGGTACGTTTAAGGTTGTGCCTGATCGGTTCATCCCTGCTACCAACGTTGATTTTATCGACTTTGACCTGTGGTCTGTTGACTATCTACGTCCTTTCCGTACAGAAACTCTTGCCAAATCTGGCGACAGTGTAAAACAGCTTTTGATTGCTGAGTACGGTTTGCGAGCTAAGAATGGCAACGGAAGTGGCCAGTTAAAGAGCGCAATCTAAATAGTCTTGGTTTAGCCCCCTTCGGGGGGCTTTGCCTCAACGGAGAAATAAGATGGCACATATTGGACAACCGCCTAGTAAGGGCAGTGCAACAGCTATCGGCCCAGACATGAATCCTCCGCCTTACGCAGAGGGAGAGCCTAAACTTAAAAAGTATGGGCCTGGGGTAGATGGTGCTTTAGGGCATACAGATCATAACGGGTCTATAGATAATGTTATAAGTACGCAGGTTTCAAAGGTAGGCAAGGTTTATGGCTGGTAAAATGAGTAAGTCTGTAAAACAGAAACCTGTTAAGCAGAAAAAACCACAGCAACCTATGACTTTTGAAAAAAAACTTTCCGACACAAAATCCCGTATGGATAAAATTGTAAAGGGAGAAGATCAGGGGTATCATCTAAGATGACTGAAAAAGTACAACCTAATATGTTACATACTACTTTCCATTCAAGTGCGGATGAGAAAGAGTTTACTGTAAATACATATCAGGACGTAGAGCCAGTTCTGGAGGAGAATAAGAAATCCTATAACAACTATGGTGATTTACTTACTCCGGGCAAGTCGGGTGAAGGAGTACGCGTTGCTTCCAT